GGGCCCAGGGAGGCACGGGGCGACGAGACGGAGTACTGGCGCCGGATCACCACTGAGGCGGCCGAGCGCAACCGGAAGCCCGCACCCGCTGACCCGGTAGGGCTGGACGCGGCGATCGAGGCGGCGCTGATCGGATCCGGCCACTCGGAGGACGGCTGCGGCTGCCCGCCGGGCGAGGACATTCCCTGCCCGGAGTACGTCGCGGACGTCCGGCACATCATCCGCGCTGCCGCTCCCCACCTCCGGGCGGCGGCACTGCTGGAGGCGGCGGACGATTTGAAGATCAGACTCCGCAATGAGTTCTGGGGCTACGCCAACGCCGGACTTGTCGAAGCGGAACGACTGCTCCGCGAGCGGGCCGGGCGGATCGGCGGTGGGGAGTGAGCGAGCCGACATGCGGCGTGTGCGGTCGAGTTCTGACCGACGAAGCCATGCGCAACCCGCCGACATGGAGACTCGAGCCCGTCCCGGGTGCGAACGCTGTCCGTCCGGTACTGAACAAGCCGATCCGCATGGACCCGGAAACGGGTGCGGTGTGCTGGTGTCGAGACGAGGCCGAATGACTGAGCACCTGTGCGTCATCGACCAGCGCCGCCAGTACGAGCGCGCCCAAGTCTGCGGTGGCTGCAGGTTGTGGCTTGATCGAACACTCTCGGAAATCGTCGAGCTGTACGCGCTGCTACCCGCCAACCTGCTCCCCGGCCAAGCCCACGGGCAACGCGTCAGCGGATCACGGGAAGCACCGCTACCGTTGCGGGTCGACCCGCTCGACCTGATGATGCCGGCCAGGGTTGGGATCGTCCACGACGTCTGGCGCGATCAGACCGGCCAGGTGTCCGTCGCCACCATCCTCGACCTGTGGGTGCGGGACTGGCGAGACGTACGCGACCGCGGCGAAGGGCTGCCGGTGCCCACCGTGCTCGAGCTGACCCGATGGCTGGGCAACCGGCTGGAGTGGGCCTGTGACGATCACCCCGCCGTGGACGAGTTCGCCGCCGAGATGCGACGGCTACGCGGAGGGCTCGCCGCGGTGGTCGGGGTCAAGTCCGACCGGGTGTACGTCGGACCGTGCCCGGTCACCGACGACAAAGGCACCTGCGGTGCGGCACTGACCGCCGACCCGTATTTGGACATCATCCGCTGCCCCCGGTGCGACACCATGTGGTCGCGGGACAAGTGGTTGTGGCTGGGCATGACGATTCGAGCGGAGGCGGCGTGATGGACGACGACGAGCGCGACATCGACGAGGGGTACAACGCAGACGTCTGGCAACCCTCGGAACGGAAGTGCTTCGCTTGCGGCGCCGACACACAGGAGCGCGGCTGGTGGGACGACGCACCGTCGAACGGGGGCGCCTGTATCGGAACGCTCTACCAGTGCACCGTGTGCGACTGGTCCGACAGCGTATGACCCGGACGACCCTGACCACCACTGAGGCCGCGCGCATGCTTGGTGTCGACCCGCGGTCATTCGCCCGCTGGGCCTACGCTCACGGCGTGCACCCGCTGCACCGGGTCCGCATCGGACGGTCCACCGTCACCGCCTGGTCCATGGCCGACCTGGCGCGCGCCACCGCCCCGGTGCTTGACAACGCGCCGACTGCGTGGTGAAGTGCTCATGATCGGCTAAAGACTTGCACCGTGCCGATCCACGCCCGGACGAGGACACCTCGTACCGGGCTTCTTCGCGTCTGGGGGTGCCGTGAGCCTGCCCATCCAGTTCAGCTTCCCCGGCGCCGTCACCATCAACATCGGCTTCACCGCCGAGCAGGTCCAACAACTCATCACCGTAGCCATGGAGGCTCGCATGACCGCAATCGACGACGCCCTCGCCGCCATCGGCTCGAGCGTGGACGAGCTCGTCAAGGACGTACAGCGCCTCATCGCCCTGTTCGAAGCCGGCGGGAACCTCACCGCGGAGCAGCAGGCCGCCGTCGACGCGCTCAAGGCCAAGACCGACGCCATCGACGCCGCGGTCGAGGCCGTCGCGCCCGAGGCACCGTAGCCGTACCGGGCCACCGTCATGCCCCTGCGCCCATGCCTCGACTGCGGGGTGTTGTCGCAGGGGCGGCGCTGCCCGGTCCACACCAGGGTCAGAGACAGGGCCACCCTCGCGGGCAAGCGGGAGCGGCGACCCTACACAGCGGCGGAACGGCAACGCAGGGCGCAGGCAGTGGCAGAGCACAGAGCAACGTTCGGTGATTGGTGCCCTGGCTGGCACAGGGCACCACACCCAGCAGGGGACCTGACTGCTGACCACCCTGATGCTGTCGCTCGTGGTGGTGCAGAGGACCAACCCCTCATAGTCCTGTGTCGATCATGCAACAGCAGCAAAGGTCACGCTGCGTGACGAGAGGTGGGGGGGGCGGGGTCGCGACGCAAGATCATCGGCCCAGCGACCCGCATTACACCTGCCTAGCAATTTGTACGTTTCCCCTGGATCTTGATCGTGACGGAGGGTGACAATGCCCGCTGTCCCGAAGACGAACCCAGTCAGGCGCAATGCTCGCGTCGGACCTCGTCAGCTTCCCGCTGAGGGTCGCAAGGGCCCTGCGCCGACGTGGCCGCTGTTGGCGGCCGCAGGTTCAGACCGCGTCGCCCAGGAGCAAGCCATTTGGCGTGATCTATGGGCCACGCCGCAGGCCGTCGAGTGGGAACGGCTTGGCTGGACCCGCGTTGTGGCGCGCTACTGCCGCGCTTTGGTTGGCGCGGAGTTGATGGACAAGGACTGTATGTCCGAAGCACGCCAACTTGAGGACCGGCTCGGCCTAACGCCCAAGTCGATGCGCCTGCTGCTGTGGGAGGTCGTCACCGACGAGGTGGCGGAGAAGCGCGACGAGAAGGCAACGAGCGCGAGGGGCCGGATCAAGGCGGTCGGCTGATGCCGTGGCGTGGCCCTAACGAGGATGGGGAGTTTCCGACTCTTGGCTACGACATGGGCGAGTGGATCGAGGGCCATGTCGTCATCCCGGACGGCTACCGACAGGGCCAGCCGTTCCTACTGACCGATGAGATGTGGAAGTTCCTGATCCACTTCTATCGGCTGTATCCGTACGCCGCACCGTGGCCAGCGCCGGACGCGCTGCGCTACACCGGTGCGCAGTTGCGGCGTAGCCAGAAGTGGGGCAAGGACCCGTTCGGCGCGGCGATGATGCTCGGCGAGGCGCTCGGCCCGGGCCGCTTCGATGGTTGGACTGCGGCGGGAGAGCCGGTCGGCGCCCCGTACCCGACGCCGCTGATGGCATGTCTGGGTACGAGCGAGGACCAGACCGACAACACGTGGCGGCCGCTGCTGAGCATGATCCGGCTCGGCCCACTGATCAACCTGCCGGGGATGGACGCCGGCGAGACGCGGATCGTGCTCCCGTCCGGCGGGAAGATCGAGCCGGTGACGACGAGCGCCAGGGCCCGGCTGGGCGCCCCGATGTCGTTCGTGTCGATCACCGAGTCGCACCTGTTCACCCTTCAGGGCGGGCATCGGCGGGTGTGCGGCGCGGTCAAGCGGAATGTGGCCGGCATGGACGGCCGATGGTTGGAGCTCACGAACGCGTGGGATCCGACGGAGGGCTCCGAGGCCCAGGTCACGGCGGAGGCGGGCGACGAGCGCGTCTACGTGGACACGATCGAGCCGGTGCGGGTCGACGACCTGCTCGATGACGAAGCTCTATATGCCGAGTTGTCGCGCCAGTACGGGGATTCGGCCCGTGAGCGCGGCGGCTGGGTCAACATCCGCGGCCGCATCTTCCATGAGGTTCGCTCCGCCCGCCACCTCGAGGCCGACCGGCGGCGGTTCTTCCTCAACGAGATCGTCGTTGGTGAATCCGTCTTCGTCGACCCGGTGCGGTGGGAATTGGCGGGCCGCGACGACGCCCCGTTATCGAAGGGCGACGCGATCGCCCTCGGTTTCGACGGCTCGAAATACCACGACGCGACCGCGCTGGTGGCCTCGCGCCTAGCTGACGGTCGCCTGTTCTGTCTGCGGGTGTGGGAAAGGCCCGACGATGCGGGTCCGGGGTGGAAGGTTCCGGGCGCCGACGTGGATCGCCTCGTCCGTGACGTGTTCGAGGCCTACCGGGTCGCGTACCTGTTCGCTGACCCGTACCGGTGGCAGGACTACTTGGACCGGTGGGCGGCGGACTTCCCGGAGAAGATCGTCGAGTTCCCGACCAACGTCGAACAGCGCATGGACCGTGCCATCGAGCGGTTCATTACCTCGTTCGCCGAGGGCGAGATCACCCATGACAGGTCGCCGCAGTTGGCCCGGCACGCCAACAACGCCGTGTTGGTGAAGGGCTCGCGCAAGAAGGCGCGCCCGGGCGAAGAGGACACCATCCAGACGCACTACCTGAAGCTTGCCAAGCGTGGCGACGGCATGCTGATCGACCTCGCCGTGGCGGCCGTGTTGGCCCATCACGCGCGCGGGCAGGCCATCGAGGACGGCTTCCTTGCCCCGCCGCCTCAGTTCTTCGCCGCGTGGCGCTCGCACTAGGACAAGGAGTGCCCGTGGCCGTCCTCGACCGCGTTGTCCCCGTTGACCGCATCGCCATTCAGGCGGCGGCACTGCGGTTCGGCCCGCTGCTGCTGTCGCTGCTGATGGCACCGTTCTTCGTGCTCGGCTGGATCGCGGCGAAGGGCTTCCTGGCGCTGCGGTACGTCCTCGCGGCTGTGATTGTCGGCTGGAAGGCCGGCATGGAAGCCAGTAGCCGTGCTGGCTGACCGGATTTCGACGGCTCTGGTCCGGTCGGAGAAGCGGAACTCGATCGACACCTGGCTCGGCGACTTCCTGATCCCGGCCGTCAATCAGTTCGGCTACGGCTCGCTCAACGGCCTGCAGACCTCGATGCCGCACATGCGCGTCACCGAGATCATGGCGACGCTGGACTCGTATTCGGCGGCGCTGCGGCGTTGTCCGCCCGCTTTCGCGGCGCAGATGGTCCGCGCGCTGGTGCTGTCGCAGGCGAAGTTCACGTTCCGCAACCGCGGCTCAAGCGGCAAGCAGCGCAAAACGTTCGGCACCCGTGACCTGGCCCCGTTGGAGCGGCCGTGGACGAACGGCACCACGGGCCAGATGTTGGCGACGATGGAGTGGCACGCCGGCCTGGCCGGCAACGCCTACGTGACGAACCGGACCGCGGGCCGGCTGCGGGTGCTGCGCCCGGACTGGGTCGCGGTGGTGTACGGGTCGCAGCAGGAGCCCGAGGACGCGGCGACGGCCCTGGATGGCGAGGTTATCGGCTACGCGTACGCCAACGGTGGCCTGTCGGCACCCGGTAACGGGGCGTTGACGGGTTACGCGAACCGAGTGGAGATCCTGCTGCCGGACGAGGTGGCGCACTGGTCGCCGATCCCCGACCCGCAGGGCGGCGGCATCGGCATGTCGTGGGTAACACCGGCGGTGCGCGACGTTCAGATGGATGAGGCGGCCACCCAGCACAAGATCGCGTTCTTCCGGAACAACGCGACCCCGAATCTGGTCGTGAAGGGCATCCCGGCCGCCACGCAGTCCCAGTTCGACGAGCTGGTGGCGATGATGGAGGCCACCCACGCCGGGGTCGCGAACGCCTACAAGACCCTGTACCTGACCGCGGGCGCGGACGCGACGGTGATCGGGTCGAACTTCAAAGACATGGACCTGAAGAACATTCAGGGCGGCACGGAGACCCGGATCTCGTTCCTGTCGCGGGTGCCGGCGGCGGTTCTGGGCATCTCGGAGGGCCTGCAGGGCTCCTCGTTGAACGCGGGCAACTTCGGCATGTCCCGGCGGATCTTCGCCGACACGTGGATCTATCCGACGCTGCAGGACCTGTCGGCGGCATTGGCGCCGATGGTGAACGTGCCCTCGGACGCGGACCTGTGGTTCGACACCAGCGACATGCCGATTCTGCGCGAGGACGCCCGCGACGCGGCGGACATCGAGATGGTGAAGCAGACCACGATCGTCGGGTATGTGCGGGAGGGTTTCACCCCGGAGTCCGCGGTGGCGGCGGTGAACGCGCAGGACATCACCCTCTTGAAGCATTCCGGTTTGACGAGCGTCCAATTGCAACCGCCTATGCCGAACGGCCCGCCCGGGTTCGACCAGGCACCGAACGGGCAGGTGCCCGGCCAGTTGCCGCCAGTTCCGGCGGGATTCTGATGGACGCCGCGACCCGGGCCCGGCAGTTGGCCGTGCTTGGCATCGAGACGCGCGCCACCCAGTCGCAGAACACCGGCACCGGAGGCGGCTACCAGCCCCCGCACGTGCCGGCCGGGAACTCGAAAGGTGGTCAGTTCGGCACCACCGCCGGCACCTCGACCGCCCCGAAGGGCTACCAGAGCATCCTTCCGCCTGACTCCGCTTACAAGTCGGGTGGCGGCAAGGCGAAGGCGAAGGCGTCCGCACCGGCCGGCACTCCACAGGCTCCGTCGACTTCGCGGACGATGAAGGTCGGCGACTCCGGCGAGGACGTGCGCTACGCCCAGTACGCGATGAACCTGCTCGGCTTCAAGGTGGCGCAGGACGGCCAATACGGGCCCGAAACTGAGGCCGCGGTCAAGCAGATGCAGGAACGTCTCGGGGTCGCCAAGCCCAACGGGCACCTGTCGCCGTCGATGCTGCACAAGATGCAGGACGCGGTCCGCCTGTCGCCGTGCGTCGGGGCCGGGCAGCGGGATCTGGCGTTTGAGGCGCAGTGGGAGCAGCGGAGGTTCGACCCGGCCCAGCCCCGCGACCGGTATGGCAAGTGGGCCCTCACTGGCGCGATCATCGAGGCCCTCAAGGCGGCCGGCGGCACTCAGGGCGGCGCCTATTTCGACAACGGCGCTTACTTCGACTGGTCCACGTACGACCCGAAGACGCGCGAGTACAACCTGGAGATCGGCGATGGGGAGTACGCCGCCGATTACAAGGTGGGCGACTACGACCTGGAGCAACTCCACAGTGCTCTTGCGGTGACCAGGTTGCGCGACTCGAAGGAACATCACTCGGTGCCGGCCGTCGCCGCCCTTGTGGCCGGTGGTCATGCCGACAACTTCACCCTCGATGACGGCACCTTCGATATCGACTGGTCCACTCGTACGCCAGAGGGCAACTATCAGTTCGGCGTGTCGAACAACGACACCGGCGACTCGGCCGAGTTCGATCTGACTCCCGCCGAGATGGACAAGCTGATCGCGTCGCTGGCGCTATCAACCCAGCCGCCGGAGGCCGTTGGCGAGGCTCCCGCCGCGCGCGCCAGTGCGACCACCGACGATGAGACTGCCGACGCGCTGCTCGCCGCCCTCGGCGAGTTCCTGGGCGACGACGAGCGGTCCTTCTCCGAGGCCCTGCACCCGCGCAACCCAAAGGGCTCGGTCGGCGGCGGCCGGTTCCGCTCCATCGTGGACCGTGTCGTCGACGCCCTGTCCGAGTGGAAGAAGGGCGACGGCCCGGACGACCCGCTGAAGGACTTCAACCGCGAGCAGCTGCTGAAGGCCGCGAAGGCGCACGGTCACACGTTCCGGCGCGGCGCTTCGATCGAGGAGATCAAGGCCCAGATCCTCGACGACGTCCGCAACGGCACGAAGGCGGCGAAGGCGCAGGCCCCGAACCTTCCCGGCGCCCCGAAGGACCACCGCCGGTTCACCATCCAGCACGCCGGCACCGCCACCGACGTCGGCATCTTCGGCAACCCGTCCACCGGGAAGCTGTCGCTGTACCGCGAGTCGGACACCGGTAAGCGCACCGGGCGGGCGATCAAGTCGTTCGACGACATGGGCGCGTTGGAGTCGTGGGCGCGGGACAACGGGCACACCGAGTTGGCGGACTACGCCAAGGCGGAGCAGGCGAAGACGGCGGTGCCGACCGCACCGGCGACGAAGGCCACTCCGCTTGCCGAGGACGTCGCCGCCAAGCTTAAGGCTGGGCAGATCACGCCCGCTGAGGCTGCGAAGTTGCTGACCGAGCAGCACACGGTGAACCAACCGCGTCAGTCCGGACCCGACGTGAAACTCGCCCCGTCATATGTCCCGGCTGGCCAGGGTGCGTTCGGCGGCGACAAGGCGCCGAAGGTGGCCAAGACGCCAGCCGACCCTGCCGCCATCCTCTCCTCCCTGCCCGCCGACCTGACCCAGACACAGAAGCGGGCCCGGTTGCGTAGCCGGGGTGTGCCGAAGGAGCAGATCGACGCGCTGGTGCCGCTGGCGCCACGGAAGAAGGCGACGAAGGCGGCCCGCTCGCTGGCGGTGGCCGACGACGTGCGCGCCCTCGGCCACGACGTCACACCCGGGCATGACGAACTGCACCACTACTGGACCGTCGGTGCTGGCCGGCAAAAGTGGGTCCACTCGCCCAAGCCGTGGACCAC